TTCTTAACAAGAATACCATATTCAGACATTATATAAGAATTAACATCAAGAGATAAATAACGACGATTATGTTTATCATCAAAGAAAGTAGTTTGAAGTCCATCTACATAAGCAAGTTTACCAAAGTCTAAATCTCTTTGATAATCATGTTTACGCATTTCATCAAACATAGCAACAATGATAACACTGCCCATAGAAGAACGAGCAATAGCTTCTTGAGTTGTAGTAGAACCAGCAGATTGTGCAATTTCACCATAACGCTGCATATTCATATCTACAAGTTCACGAGCATCCATTTTAATTTGTTCTGTAAGTTGAGAAAGTTGATTAATATAATCACCAAGATTAGCATTTAATAAACGAACTTGTGCCATCTTCTGACCAGTATTATCTTCTTCATCATTGACAACAAGAGTTCCATCAGCTGCCATTTTATATATTTTATCTTCTTCATCACCAGCAATAAGAGATTCAGGAAGAAGAAGAATAAGCATCTTATTCTTAGCAATAACCATTTCTCTATGATAAGAAATTATATTACGCATAATTTGGAAAGGAGTAATAAGTTTAATTATACTAAACTTTCCAAACATAGGAAGAACTTCCATAATGCCATTATAAGGAAGTTTACCATTACGTTGATATGCAATAGGTCTTGCTTTGATTGGATAAACACCAGTCCAACGAGTACCAATACGATAGCCTTCATAAACTTGAGGTTCATAAGCCCAATCAATATTAATATCACCTGCTTCAGGATTAAGTTGATAATTTTCTTCTACAACACGAGTAGTAGTAAATCCCATCTCGTTTACATAAGTAAGAATACCTTGTCTTGCTTCACCTCTCCAAACAACATGCCAAACTTCAAAAAGATTATTATTGTCAGCAGCAATTTGAACACTTTCATTTCTAAATAATTCTCTTTCTTTTTCTCCAAACTTTTCACAAGCAGCTGGAAAAGCTTCAAAATATTGACTATAAAGAAATTGAGTATGAGTATTAGAAGCATTAGTAGTAGAATAATATCTATCAAGAAATTCTCTATCTTCTTTACTAAGAACTTCATCAAACATATCAATAATTTGATTATATGACATTAGCATACGATGTGCAAACATATCATGATCTTCAATAAAGAAATTAGAATTAGGAATAGGATAAGCTTCAAGTACAGGAATATTCTCTTTATGAATTGTATTACCACGAATATCAGAATAAGTGTAACATTCACCAAGAGAACAATAATTAAAGAATGCAGAAAGATAAATAAGAGTATCTTCTGTTATACTTCTAATGTAATCAAGAAGATCTTGTCCTTGTTTACTTTCATCATCAATATAATTATCTTCAAAATCTTTAAGAAATTGTTCTGGATCAGGCATTGCTTCTTGTGGATTAAGTTGTTCCACTGGAGTACCTTGTTGTTGAGCTTGTTGTTGCATTTCAGCCCAACGTTTTTCAAACTCTTGTTTAAAAGCTTGTTGAGCCATTATAGCAATCTCTTCTTTAAGTTTAATATTTTTCTTTAGAACAATTTCTGGATTATTAGCACCAACAATAAACTCATGAATACCTTTGAAATATTCACTGACATAACGACGAATAATATCAGACATTATATCATAATTCCTCATAGTAGCAGGAAAACGCTTATATTTTTCATTTTCTGCATTATAAGGATTAAGAGTCTTTTTATAAAATTCATCAGGAATATTACCATGAAGAATTTGAAGTTTTCTTTCAGTATCTGTTCTATCGTTAAAAGATAGACCTGCATCAATAACATAATCTATACAGTTTTGATACCAAGCAGGTTTATCTTTTTCAGCAGCAGAAACTCGTTGTTTAGGAAAATTTACAGCGTATTGAATCATATATCAATCAAGTTTATTAGATTAAAACCAAGCTCTTTTCATAATATTTTTTCTATCTACAATAATTTGTTTACGATGAGCAAGTTCTTTAGCAGCTTGAACATCAGAAAGTTTCCACTGCAAAGCACGAATAATCATTTCTGAAACTCTATCGTAATTACCTGTATTACTCCACATTTTAAGTTCAAGAATACTTTGATAATCATAAATATAATGGAATAGTCGTTTAGGTCTTCCAAGTTCATCTTTTCCAATCTCAGAATAAAGCATTTCTTTTAAAAGACGAAGACCTTCAAGTTTTTTAGTTGTGCCTTGACCACTATCACCACCCATGTTAACACCATAAGTTGTACTAATAGCACCTTTCATAGAAGTATCCCAAAGTTGAACTGGGTCTTTCATAAGATATTTAAGTGCTTTCCATTTCTTAAAATTACTTACAGTTTCACCACGATTAACCTCAACTCCAACAGTACCAATACAATTATAATATCTAGCAAGTAAATAACAAATTTTATCAGCTTCTTCAAGTTCTTCTGGACGACCATAATAAGCAGCAACAAGAGCTGTTCTAAAACCATTATAAGAAGTTGGATTCATCCAAACTTTAATACTATTGTGAGAATGTTTATTGGTAATGGCATTTTTCTCTTTATTAACACCAACAGGGTCATAACTAATAGAATATAATCCTGGAGGAGGACCTAATCTTGGATTACCATCCTTATCATTATAAGGAAAGTTTTGAGGATGAAACCAAATACGAATACAACCATGATGATTTTCATTACTCTTAATTGGAACACCTCTAATCCAATCAAAAAAGTCAACATTGTGTTTACCACCTTCAGCTTCTATACGAGCATTACTTTTAAATATAACTTTATTCTCATGTTCAAAAAGCATACCATCAGTATAAAAGTTAAAAGCATTATCAGTTCTAAGACGTTCTTCCCATTCAAGTAGTTCTTCACTACTAAAAATATTTTCAGTAGCACAACTAAAAGATTCAGAAGGCATATTAGCATACTGACCAAGATAATTAATATAATCAGCAAAAGTTTTACTCTTTTTTCTTTTAATCTCACGTTCATTAAAAGCAATAGTAAGACCTAATTCAACATCTGAATTACCATCTTTATCCATTGCAAATCTATCTCCTACTTGACCTTGAAGACCCCAACAATAAGGTTTAAAATAACCACAAACTTCATGCCTACAATCTTTATCCCAAACATTTTCAAAAGGCATAAAATGATAAGCTTCAGGATTATAAAAGTTTTGACTAAAAGTTTGCATATCACTTTTAGCTGTTGCAGTACCCCAAGCAAATAAGTTACCAGTAACATAAGCACCAGTTCTCATAGCAGGTTCAGTAACATCCATAAAAGCATCAAAATTGTCCATTGTAGAAACCTCTTCAGTTTTAACTTTAAGAGCATCCTTACCAATAGCACAATCAGGATTATTCATAGCAGATACTGAAATAAGAGCACTATTCCAAGATTTAGGAGAAGTAATACCATTAGGAAGTTTAAATCCTAAAGTAAAATTTTCTTTATCAGTAGAAAGAATACCACGTTTAAAGAAAGTTTTAGTTTCATAAAAACGTAGATTATTAAGAGTAAAATCAGTAAGACCACCTTTCTTAATAAGATAGTTCTTATCTGCTGCAACATGAATATCAATTTTTCGTGGATGAAGATTTATATCATTAGCACTATCTGATGCCATAATATATGAGAAACCTCCACGACGAGTTTTATCTATAATAAGATGAAAACCATTTCTAACAGCAAATTCCATAATGTGCCAAGTCCAAAACTGAGCATCTATAAATTTACTAAAATCATATTTTTTCTTACCAGTACTAGATTTATCAGTATAATTTACACTAGCTTCATCAAGTTGCTCAATCATAGTATAATTGAGAAAATTATAATGACCACCTGTAATGCGAATTTCTTGTATTTTACCATTACGAAGAAGACATGGTGCTGATAAACCATGTTCTCTACGATATTCTTCTCTTGCTCGAAGTTGTCTATGAGGAATACTATCTTCTCTAAATGTAGTATATTGTTTATTCTTTCTATAAGTATCAGCCATTTCTGTAAACAGATAAGTGTTTACAAATTTATCTCCTGGTTGAATATTAAGAAGAAATCCACCACTATCACCAATAAGAAAGAGATCATCATCATCTTTATAACCACAATCTTTTGCATGTTTATATCGAGATTTATCTTCATTAATATACTTTAGAAAAGGATATTCATCAATATATTTTTCAAGATTTATTTCCATTATAATGCTGCAATTAAAAGAATTAAAAGTATTGAACTACTAGCACTTCCAATAGCAATTGCTTTATTACGTTGTTTTTTCATATTATCTATTTCTTCTTTAGCTTGTTTTTTAATAGCAAAAAGATTAGATTCAAAAGAAGAAATAAGTACAGAATCTACTCTAATAACTTCTTGTAGATTAGCATTAATTTCTTTTTCATATTTAAGTTCTATCATTTTAGTATTGGCAATACGAAGAGCATCAACTGACACAATAACGCTATCACAATGTTTAATAATAGTATCAGAATAGCAACTTATACTATCATAAAAATTATTGTCATAATTACTC